CCTAAAATAAAAAAGCAGCCTCAACATGGTACGCATTCGCATTGCGAAGAGGCGTGTTGAGGCCTATCTCATGCGTTATATTATATTCTATCTGCTTAAAAAAAGCAATAGTTTTTTAGAATTTTTTTCTTTTTATTTTTATATTACCATATTAATGCTGTATTGTCAAACAAATATTGACAAAATGCACAAATTATTATATATTAAAAACAAAAAGGAGGCTACAAGCTATGAAAAAATTTATATTAGGTTTTATAACAGGCGGTATAATCTGTGCGACCGCGACAGGTTTCGCCGTAGAATATGCCGTAACGGCTAACCCGTTCCCTGTTGCCGTAAACGGTACAGAAACGGCGATAGAGGGTTACAACATCAACGATAATACATATTTCAAATTACGTGACGTTGCCGACGCTGTCGGCGGTTTTAATGTCGGTTTCAGTGATAACACTATTACGGTTAATACTATTTCTGTTTGCCCCGAACCGACAGACGTGCCGACAATTAGCGCGGCTGAACCATTGCCGGAATTAGCACCTCATGAGGTTGACGGAGTTAATTATATATTTATCTCAAGTATCGAAGAAATGCTTGATGATATTGGATTAGGTTCTTATACATTTGCCGGAACTGATTTTTACAATAGGAAAGATTATACAGATGTACTTACTGATGTACCTATCATAAACGGAACGTACATTCCTTATGATTACTATATAAAATCCGTCGTTCCAGCAATAAATAAATTAAGACAATAGGTGTCCAAAACGGCACCTATTATTTTTATGCTTTTTCCAACGCTGAAATTCTATCTGCTAAACCCTTGATGTCACTCTGCAACTTTTGAATATCATCTTTACTTGCCGCTTCGGTATTTCCAAGCAAAACCTTACCTGTCCCCAATATCGGAATAAAGCGCAAGCAACCGTCCTCTGTCACTGATATTTCAAATATAACCTCGCCGTCTTTATTTTTAAAACGTATTGCAGGCTGTTGTATATTTCCCACAAGCTCCGTTGTCTGTAAATACAGACAGCTTCCGATAGTTGCGTCCTTTTTAGTGTCAACGCTTCCGCTGAATACCGCCTCGCCGTTTTCATTGAGGTACACGGCTTGATTGTTCTTTTT